ATAAAGAGTAAACCCAGTTGTTAACTTTCCAGGCCAAGGAGTTGTACTCTTTGGAGATAAGACTGCATTAACAAAACCAAGTGCATTTGATAGGATTAACGTAAGACGATTATTCTTACTTCTAGAAAAAGCAATTGCGACTGCAGCCAAGTTTCAACTCTTTGAGTTCAATGATGAGTTTACAAGGGCACAATTTAGAAACTTAGTAGAACCTTTCTTGAGGGATATACAAGGTAGACGAGGTATTACAGATTTCTCTGTTGTTGCAGATGGAACAAATAATACTGGAGAAGTCATTGACAGAAACGAATTTGTTGCAGACATCTTTATCAAACCAGCAAGGTCTATTAACTTTATAACTCTAAACTTTATCGCAGTAAGAACTGGGGTAAGCTTTACAGAAGTAGGAGGTTAATCATGGGTAACATAGATGACTTTAAAGCAAATTTAATCGGTGGTGGTGCTCGTGCTAACCAGTTCAGAGTAACATTGACACCACCTTCTGGAATTGCAATCGGACTTGATGTTCGTAGAACTTCATTTCTTGTAACAGCAACAAACTTGCCTGCATCTAATTTAACAGAGATGCCTATACCATTTAGAGGTAGAAACATTTATATTACTGGTGATAGACCGGCTCCAGAGCCTTGGGAAGTAACAGTATATAATGACACCGACTTTATGATAAGAAACGCAATGGAATTGTGGCAAAATGGTATCAATAGTTATGTTGATAATACTGGAGTTATTTCTCCATCTGATTATCAAACAGACTTAACTGTTGAACAGTTGGATAGAGATGATACAGTTTTAAAGAGTTATATCTTTAGAAATGCATTTCCTCTTACAATAGGTCAGATTGATTTAAGTTCTGCTGAAGCAACTGAAATTGAAACATTCCCTATTACTTGGAGATATCAACACTTTGAGCCTTCAGGCGTTAGTTTCTAACCTACTAAATAGAAGACAATAGTAGGAGATATTATGGCAGAATTATTTGGATTCAAGTTTGAAAGATTAAAAGACTCTGGTTCTCAAGAGAAGTTTACTGAACCTAGTTCAGAAGACGGAACTCTTGAGGTCGCTGGAGGCGGTTTTTATGGACAACTTTTAGATACTGATGGTAGAGAACGAACTGAAATGGATTTGGTTCGTAGATATCGTGATATTGCACAACAACCAGAGTGCGATAGTGCGATTGAAGACATCATCAATGAGGGAATTGTTGCGAATGAAAAAGACCAAGCAGTAGCAATCGAACTTGACAGACTTTTACTCCCTAAAAAAATTAAAGACAGAATCAGAGAAGAATTTGATTCTGTTTTAGAACTTTTAAACTTTGATACAAAAGGACACGACATATTCAGACGTTGGTATGTTGATGGAAGAATGTATTATCATAAAGTTATTGATAAGAAAAATCCAAAAAAAGGTATTCAAGAGCTTAGGTATATCGACCCTAAGAAAATTCGTAAAGTTAAAGAAATAAAGAAATCAGTTAAAGCTGGAACAAGTGTAGAACTTGTTGATGGTGTAAAGGAATATTTTCTTTATAATGATAAAGGTTTAAATAGTGGAACAAATGAGGGTATTAAGATATCCCCAGATTCTATCACTTATTGCCCAAGTGGATTGATTGACCAGAATAGGGGTCATGTATTATCTTATCTACATAAAGCGATTAAACCTGTAAATCAATTACGCATGATTGAAGATGCGTTAGTTATATACAGAATATCAAGAGCTCCAGAACGTAGAATATTCTATATTGATGTAGGTAACTTGCCTAAGGTCAAAGCTGAACAATATCTTAAAGATGTTATGAATAGATACAGGAACAAACTGGTCTATGATGCATCTACTGGTGAAATCAGAGATGACAGAAATCATATGTCTATGTTAGAAGATTTCTGGTTGCCTAGACGAGAGGGTGGTCGTGGTACTGAAATTACTACATTACCAGGCGGTTCTAATCTTGGTGAGATAGATGACATTCAGTATTTCAAGAAAAAACTATTCCAATCATTAAATGTTCCTATTTCAAGATTAGAAGCAGAAGCTGGTTTTAGTCTTGGTCGTTCTACAGAAATTACAAGAGATGAATTAAAATTTACAAAGTTTGTACAAAGACTGCGTAAAAGATTCACTCCTATTTTTACTGATATTCTAAAGACACAACTTATTCTTAAAGGTGTAGTTACTTTAGAGGATTGGAAAAAAATGCATCAACATATTCAGTATGACTTTTTGCAAGATGGACATTTTGCAGAACTCAAGAAAGCAGAACTTCTTGAGGATAGAATTAATGCATTAGGTAGTATTGAATCATACATTGGTACATTCTTTAGTAAAGAATGGGTACAGAAAAACGTACTAAATCTCAATGATGGTGAGATTGATGATATGCAAAAACAAATTAACAAAGAGGCTGGACTTGACCCAGACGAGGGTGGAGTTAATGTTCCAGATGATTCAGATGGAATTTCAAGATACCCATCTGTTGATGGAACACCAATACCAGCAGATGACGTAGCAAAATATAATGGTGAAGAACCACCAGAAGAAAATGGAGATAAATAATGAGTGCAGAAAATTTCGTAAATGAATTACAAAAAAGTAACAACTTAGGTGCTGAAGATGCATTTAAGTCTGCAATGACTGATAGAGTTGCACAATCATTAGAAGCAAAAAGAAAAGAGGTTGCTGGAACTTTTGTAAAGAACCACATACCAGAAGTAGAGGAAAATGAAACAGTTTAATTCATTATATACATCTCTCCCAGAGAAAGATGAACATAAGAAATCAAAACAGTATAAGAAGCTTTCTCCGAAGATGAAAGATGCTGTTGATGATATTTTTAATAAAATGGACACTAAACCTTCAGATTTCCTAAATACTTTTGAAAAAACTATAAATCAAGTATCTAAAAAATATAAGGTATCCGAAAAGGAACTTATGGGATATTTTGAAAAAGAAATGTTAGCATTTTAAGGAGTTAAATAATGTCATTCGTAACAACAACATTGAGAGATACAGTAGTCAATGCACCTAAAGCTGGTGGATTTGTAACAATCAAAGCAGTTTTTGATAACGATACTGCAACTAATCTTATTCTAGACGGAGATGGATTAGATGGATTTGCGAATGGTGCCAAGTTAGATTTAGTAAGAGCGTGGTGGGCACTTACTCAAGGTACTGCTGCTGGAAATACTGGTGATTGTATCATAGAATTTAAAGGTGCATCATCTGATGTTGTTGCATTACATCTTGCTGGAACTGGACACTATGATGGTTCTGCTGGTGCAATCAAAGCAGCTGCAACGAACACAACTGTAACATCTTCTGATATTACTGGACAAACAAGAGGAACTTCTGGTTTCGTAATCTTAGAATTTAGAAAAGACGAAGCATATACTTCATAAAGGATAAAATAATGTACACATTAAAATTAATATCAGAACATATTGACCATGATACTAATTATCTAATAGAACAAGATGAAAAGTCTGGTAAAAAGAATTACAAGATAAAAGGTATCTTTATGCAGGCAGATATTAAGAATCGTAATGGTCGTATGTATCCTATGGAGATACTGAATAAAGAAGTAAACAGATATAATAAAGAGTATGTCAATGAGAATCGTGCATTTGGAGAGTTAGGACACCCAGACGGGCCAACAGTTAATCTCGAAAGAGCATCTCACATGATTACTTCTTTACAACCAGACGGAAAAAATTTTATCGGAGAAGCAAAGATACTTTCAACCCCTATGGGTGAAATAGTAAAATCTCTGATGGATGATGGTGCAAAATTAGGTGTATCATCTAGAGGCATGGGGAGTTTAGACCAGAAGAATGGTGCTAACGTAGTGAGAAAAGACTTTTACCTTGCAACTGCAGCTGATATAGTTGCAGACCCATCTGCTCCCAACGCATTTGTTGAGGGTATAATGGAGGGTAAAGAGTGGATTTGGAACAATGGTTTGATACAAGAAGCCGAAGTTCAACAGATTAAAGATAATATTGAAGAAAACCACAGAACTAATAATTCTGCAGCGGATAGTTTAGAGTTCGCAAGGTTTCTACAAAAACTATAATTTATAAATAACTTTATTAAAAGAAAAAAAGGAGAAAATCCCCATGGCTAATGAATTAGATAAAACCATTGAGGAATTAGAAGCAGAAGTACTTAGTGAACTTGAAGAAGCTAATGGTGCAGATGCTCCTATGAAATCGGCTGGTAAACCAGACAAGATGGACAAAGCTGAAGGCGAAGTCCAAGACACAGGAAAAGCTGTAGTAGAACCAACACAAGGTGATGCACCAGCGAAAAAAGTAACTGCAACTGCAAAACAAGTTACTGGAGATGTTGCACAGAAATCTGCTGGTAAAGCAGACTCTATGGATAAACCAAATGATGCAGAAAAGAAAGCTGCAAAGCCTCTTGCTGCTGGATTTGAAGCAGAAGGCGATGAAGTTATCGCAGAGATGGATCATCCAAAAAAAGAAAACATGACCAAAGACAAAATGATTAATGCCATGAAAGATATGATGATGGGTATGCATAAAGAGAAAAAAGATGTTATCCAAGCAACATATGACAAAATGATGGCTGCATACGGAGAAGGCGCACACGAAGAAACAGAAGAAGAAAAAGCAAAATCTGAAGCTGTTGAAAATCGTTTAAAGTCTATTGACGTTTCTGAGCATCTTGAAGCATTAATAAGTGGTGAGGGTGACCTTTCCGAAGATTTCAAACGTAAAGCTGCAACAGTATTTGAAGCTGCCGTTAAATCAAAAGTTCGTTCTGAAGTAGAAAGAATGGAAGACGAATATAAATCTGAACTGGAAGAAAATATAAACGCAACTAAAGAAGAATTAACTGAAAAAGTTGATACTTACTTGAACTACGTTGTTGAAGAATGGATGAAAGAGAACGAGTTAGCAATCGAAAGAGGTCTAAAAGGCGAGATTGCAGAAGACTTTATCTCTGGTTTAAAACAATTGTTTGAAGACCACTATGTTGATGTTCCAGATGAAAAATATGATGTGCTAGAAGCACAATCAGAAAAGATTTCAGAACTAGAAGGTAGAATTAATGAAATGATGGAAGAGCAAATCCAGTCTAAGTCAGTTAATTCAAAACTAGTTAAGGAGCAGGTGGTGTCAGAAGTTACTACTGACCTTGCCGAAACAGAAATTGAAAAGTTTAAGTCATTAATCGAAGATGTTGATTTCTCAAGTGAAGAATCATATCGTGAGAAACTAGGAACTCTAAAGGAAAGTTATTTCCCTAAGACCCAAGTTTTGACTGAAACACTAGATGATGTAGAAACTGGTATCGCACAGGACATTGACACTTCCGACTCAATGGCTGCATATATGTCCGCTATTGGTCGAACAGTTAATAGTGCAAAATAACAATTTTATAAATAGTAGAAATTAAAAAGGAGAAACAAATGTTTCAAACAGAACATCTACAAGAAAAGTGGTCGCCAGTCCTTCAACATCCAGATTTACCAGAAATCAAGGATAATTACAGGCGTGCCGTTACTACAATAATCTTAGAGAATCAAGAAAAAGCTCTAAAAGAGGACAGAAACTTCTTAGGTGAAGCTGCTCCAACTAATGCAACTGGTAGTTCAGTTGATAACTGGGATCCGATTTTGATCTCATTAGTTAGACGTTCTATGCCTAATCTTATCGCATACGATATCTGTGGTGTTCAACCAATGACTGGCCCAACAGGTCTTATCTTTGCAATGAGAGCAAGAGGAATATCACAAGCTGGTGCAGAAGCACTTGCTGACGAACCTTCAATGTTATCAAACCAAGACGCTGGTTCTGATACTGGTGGTGGAGATATCTCTGGTACTAACCCTTCAGTATTAAATGACAGTCCTGCTGGAACTTATACTACTGCAACTGGTATGACACTTGCACAAGGTGAAGCATTAGGTGATACAACAACTAACGCTTTCGCTGAAATGGCATTTAGTATTGAGAAACATACTGTTACTGCTGTAACAAGAGCTCTAAAAGCAGAATATACTATGGAACTTGCTCAAGACTTAAAAGCAATTCATGGTTTAGATGCTGAAACAGAACTTGCAAACATTTTATCTGCTGAAATTCTTGCAGAGATAAACAGAGAAGTTGTAAGAAACATTTATGTTTCTGCTGTAAAAGGTGCAGCTGCAAACACAACTACTTCTGGTATCTTTGACTTAGATACAGACTCAAATGGTAGATGGTCAGTTGAGAAATTCAAAGGACTAATGTTTCAAATCGAGAGAGATGCCAACGCTATCGGTCAACAGACTCGTAGAGGAAAAGGTAACATGATACTATGTTCAGCTGATGTCGCTTCTGCACTTCAGATGGCTGGTGTTCTAGATTACACTCCTGCTCTTAACAACAACTTGAATGTTGATGACACTTCAACAACATTTGCTGGTGTTATGAATGGTAGATACAAAGTATATGTAGACCCATATGCTGCAAACGTATCTGCATCACAATACTACATAGTTGGTTATAAAGGAACTTCTCCATATGACGCTGGTATGTTCTACTGTCCATATGTTCCATTGCAAATGGTTCGTGCAGTAGGAGAGAATACTTTCCAACCAAAAATTGGTTTTAAGACAAGATATGGTATTGCTGCAAACCCATTCCACACAGGAACAGTTGCTGCAAGTACAGATGGTGCGATTTCAATCTCATCTGCTACCAACAAGTACTACAGAAAAGTTAAAGTTTCTAACTTAATGTAAACTAAAAAGAACCAACCTAAAACAGAGAGGGGATTTATTCCCCTCTTTTTTTTGTTATAAATAGTACTATGACAACAGCAACTTCTCCATTATCAAGACAACCAACTGTATTGGATTACAGTAGTCCAACTCAATTTAAATTTGGTATTAATCAATTACCAAAGGTTGAGTTCTTTACTACAGCTGCAAATATACCTGGCATAAGTTTGGGTGAGTTAGTTATACCAACACCTTACAAAGATATTCCTTTAATTGGAGATAAAGTTACTTTTGAAAACCTTTCAATATCTTTTATAGTAGATGAGTATCTTGAAAACTATATAACTATTCATAATTGGTTAGTGGGTATTGGTTTTCCAAAAAATAGAACACAGTTTACAAACTTTCGTTCAACAACTGCAAATCAACCAACTGCTGGGGCTGGTGGAAATACTGATATAGGTAAAGTTGGACAACCTACTGCTGATAGGTCTTTCTATTCAGATGCAACTCTTACAATACTTTCTAATAAAAATAATCCTATTGTAGAGATTAGATATTCAGATATGTTTCCAGTATCTTTGAGTGGATTAGACTATAACCAACAGGCAACAGACGTAGAATACTTGACAGCAACGATTGACTTTCGATATAAATTATATGAGATAGTGACTTTATAAGTGAGATAATATGACCCTTGACGAATTGAAACTACAAGTCCAAAAAGACTTGAAAGTAGATGATGAACATCTAGACACCGAATCCTTAAAAAACCAAGAAATCAAAGCAACTTACCTAGACCATAAATCTAGATATGAACTTCTTTTGTTCAAAGCAAAAGGAGATTATAAACGATTATATCGTGAGAAATGGGAATACTATGGTGGTAAAGCTGATGCAAAGATATATGCAACTAAACCTTTTGACCTCAAAGTTCTAAAGACAGACTTAGCTGTTTACATTACTTCAGATGAAGAAATAATAAACGCAGAGAACAAAGTAGGTTATTTAGAAACGATAGTTGATTATATCAAAGGAGTTATCAAGTCAGTTGATAATCGTGGTTGGGATATTAAAAATGCGATTGAATGGAAGAAATTTGAAGCAGGAGTGACATACTAATGAAATATGATATATACGATAACGTATTAGATAATGATACAGCATCATTAATTGATATGGAAATGAAAAATATGACATGGAAATATGATTATAATTCTAAACGAGGTGAAGTTAATAAACATTGGCACACATTTTGTGGAAATGATGTAATAAATGAACCTTATACTTTTATCAATCATATATGGGATATTGCTAAAAACAAATATGATTTTGAAAGTAGATATAAAGTAACACGATTTAAAAGAGTATATTGTAATGCACATACACATGGAATAGAACCACATTTACACCATGACGATGGCGACTTTACAATGATATATTATCCCATACTTGATTGGGAGCCAGAATGGTTGGGTGGAACTGTTATTTGGAATGAACAAAAAACTGAAATAGAAAAATATGTAAACTATATTGGTAATCGTTTATTTGTTTTTGATGCACATTTGCCACATCAAGCAATGCCAGTTTCAAGGCAATGTTACAGATTGAGAACTTGCATAGTTTTTAAAACAATTAGAAGTGATGCAAATGCTGAACGATTAGATTTTTACAAAACATGAACTATTCAGTAATAAATTTTCCAAATGACTTGATACAAGATATGTTGAGAAACAAAGAAAAAACCTTGACAAAAGGAAATATAAATGATGCAAGTGGGTTGACAAAAAGAAATTCTAGTGTATCATGGATAAAAAATCCAGATATTTGTCAAAGAGTATTTGGTGTTATGAAAAATAAAGTTGCTGACTTTTCGTCATTGTATATTGATAATATAGAACCACTACAATATTCTGAATATGATGCAAGTCAAGAGTATGGTTGGCATCAAGATGTAAACAATACTCCATATAAAGATGGTAGAATAAGAAAGATATCATTTTCTATATTCTTAAATAGTAACTTTGAGGGTGGTGAGTTTGATTTAGAAGTACACGGCCCAGATGCAAAACCTAGATATATATCAGAGTGGAAACGTAGTAATGAAAATTGCATATTGTTTCATTCAGATATGTGGCACAGAGTACGACCAGTAAAGTCTGGTATAAGAAAAAGTATTGTTGGTTGGTTGTTAGGCCCTGCTATTAGATAATGAAAATATCAAAGATAAATGAGGTTTACTTAGAACTAGAAGTAGACGAAGACGTTTCTAGAGAACTGTCTGATTACTTTACTTTTGAAGTACCAGGCGCTAAGTTCATGCCCCAGTTTCGTAATCGTATGTGGGATGGAAAGATAAGATTGTTTTCTCCACACAATGGTAGAATATATGTTGGACTATTACCCTATGTAAAAGAGTATTGTTCAAAAAAGTCAATTGAATATATAATAGAAAAAGGAGTAGAAAATGACAGGAATGTTCTTCGTGAGAGCGTCAGAGGTTTCGCAGAGTCCTTACGACCCAAGAGCAGGGGAAACCCTATACAATTTCGTGATTACCAGATTGATGCAATCTGGCACGCTATACAGTCAAATCGTTGTCTTCTTTTATCTCCTACTGCTTCAGGCAAATCACTCATAATCTATACACTTGTTAGGTATTATAACCTAATGAATCTAAAAACACTTATACTTGTACCTACTACATCATTAGTTGAACAGATGTATTCTGATTTTATAGATTATGGTTGGGAGGACAAATATATCCACAGAGTATATGCTGGTATGGATAAAGGTTCTAAAAAACCTGTAGTGATATCGACATGGCAATCTATTTACAAACTACATAGACCTTACTTTGCACAATATGGTTGCATTATAGGAGATGAAGCTCATCTATTCAAAGCAAAATCTCTAACAGATATTATGGCGAAGTCAGGGGAAGTCAGGTACAGGTTTGGTTTAACTGGTACTTTAGATGGAACTCAAACACATAGACTAGTACTTGAGGGCTTATTCGGTCAAGTTAAGAAGATTATTTCAACGAAGGAGTTAATTGACAGGGGAACTCTCGCACAATTAGATATTGATTGTATTGTATTGAAACATACAGAAGAAGAAGCCAAGAGAGTTAGATACTATACATATGCAGAAGAAATAAACTATTTGGTTTCACACCCCAAGAGAAATAAATTTATTGAAAATCTATGTAAAAATATAAAAGGCAATACTTTATTGTTATTTCAATTAGTTGAAAAACATGGAGTTTTATTGTATAATGAAATAAAAACACTTGACAGAAAAGTATTTTTTGTGTATGGTGGAACAACGACAGAAACGAGAGAGAAGATTCGTGCAATCACAGAGAAAGAAACAAATGCAATTATCGTTGCATCATATGGTACGTTCTCTACTGGTATTAACATTAGGGCTATCAATAATATCGTGTTCGCAAGTCCATCAAAAAGTAGAGTACGAGTGCTCCAATCTATTGGTAGAGGATTACGACAAAGTGATGATAAGTCCAGAGTTAAGCTCTTTGATGTGTCAGATAACATTACCTATAAATCTAGACCCAACTTCACATATAGACATTTTACACAACGACTAAATATATACAAGGAAGAACAATTTAATTATGATATTAATAGGATAAACTTATGAGTCAATACGTTGTAAAATTATCAAATGGTGAGGACATAGTTTGTTATGTTCACAAGAGTAGAGATACATCTGAATCAAGCAAACTAAAGATAAGCTCTCCACTAAAAATGGAATCTGTTGCAAGAACAACAAAAAAAGGTATTGTTGAATCTTTACAATTATGTAGATGGGTTCAACCATATTCAGACGAAGAATATTTTAATATCGAAAAAAATTCAATAGTTGTAATGACGCCTGCGAGTGTTGGTTTATGTAAATATTATGATTATGTTTTACAGAATATAAAAGAAGTTGTAAAACATACAAAGCCGTCAATAAGAGATTTAAAAGAAATCGAAGAAGAAGAAATGGATTACGAAGAAGACTTAGTATCTGATGAAGACTTAACAGCAATACTAGATAACTTTAATACTAAGAAAACAATACATTAATCTGATGAGTCACAATAGTGATTATACACGATTTTAAGATAAAGTCAACCCTAAAATAAAACTAATTCAATCTTGACAAACACCCCATTTAAGTATATAATAGGTACATAGATTGAAAAGGAATTACTAATGGCAAAAGCAAAAGGCGCCCACTATGTGGACAACAAGAAGTTTCATCAAGCCATGATTGATTGGAAAGAAAAGTGTAAAGATGCAGAAGAAGCTGGAGAAGAAACTCCCCAGATTACAAACTATATCGG